AAATCTAAAGTTCCAATAATTGTTATGTTTTCTCGTAATAACAAATCGTGTCCTGAGCTTGTTGCTAAATCTATATTCTTAAATGTAGCTCCATTTGGTAAAATCGTTGAGTGTGCACCAGAGCCAGTAATTGTTACTTTACCATCATTGTGCGTAAATGTTCCATTTATATCAATAATTGTGCCAGTGCCACTAAGAGTAGTAGTTCCAGTTGATGCTCTCCATTCTGCACCACTTGCTATTTCAAGACTTCCATAAGAATGGTTTGCAGTATAAGTTGTATTGCCACCAAACCTTCCTGCCGATAATGTAACGTCGCCAGTTACATCTAAAGTATGAGTCCCATTGTTACTTCTAAAATCGTGACCAGATGCTGTCGTAATATTTAAATCCCCTTCAATAGTTAAATTACTTCTTTGAACTAAATCATTATCTGATTTATTTACTGTGCAATGATGCATATTACCACTTCCAGTAAATGAAACGTGTTGGTCAACGGCGCCACTAAACAAAACTGTCCCATCATTATTTGTAAAAGTTCCTGCATTACCTAATGAAAACTGTCCACTTAATCTATTTGTAATAGTAGTAGTTCCGCTTGTTGCACTGTACGTTCCTCCACTTGCTATTGTAAGTGAACCAAATGTATAATCACCTGCATCATTATTACCACCTATTGTACCACCATCTTCTATGCTTACATCTCCATCTACTGTAAGGTCTCCAGTCCCACCTGAGCCGTGTTGTCTTATTGTTCCCTCAACAACATCCAAATCATTAGCAATATCTAAATCCCCGTCAAGTCTGGTTATTCCAGACGCATTCTCTATTATTGCCTTATAAAGAGAATCGCCAGAAGCCATAGCCCATCTATGAGCAGTATCATTGAAGGTGTCTTTTAGTGTTCCATTACTATTAGTAAATGTCCCATTCGAATGAACAAAAAGTTGATATGGCACAGATGTTTCGGAACGCTTATTAGTTAAGGTAGTAATACCGCTTGTTGCAGTATATGTTCCTCCATCATCTATCTTAAGGCTTCCCATACTAATTGCTGAAGCATTACCTGTAAGTGTTCCTGTTACACTTACATCTCCGTCTACTGTAAGTGCGTGATTGCTTGTGTTTGTTGTCCAACCTCCTGCTGTAATTGTAAAATCACCATTTATTGTAACTGCGCTCTCTTGTCTATATGTTGGATTACTACCTGACGTATGAACTTCTAAGTCATGCAATTCATCTGCAAAATGCTGCAATCCCACTAATTTATGAGACGCATCTGCTGAACCTGTAAGTTTGATTTTTCCCGTATTAGCAGCTATATTACAATGCTCATTATCAATAAGAATTACTCTACTATTACTTGAATTGCGACTGTTTATAGTAAGGGTATTAGACCCAAGAGTTAATGTGGATTCATTACCTGAACTTCCTTGTTGTTGGAAGTAAGCTACTTCGTTATCTTCCTTTAGAGTTATATTATGCCCTGCTGCTATTATAATGTCATCAGTTGTTGCTGGATAAACACCTGAACCTAAACCCCAAGTATCTGCATCATCAGCTCTAAATCCACCACTTGTTTGTGATGTAATTGTCATAGGACAACCTCACTTACTGAGACTATATTAGAGTATATAGGAGAAGCCATCCACTAAAGCGTCCCCTGTGCCAATACTACACAATCTCCTGCTGGAAATGTTTGAGTGTTAGAACCTTGGTCTCTAGCTACAACACATATTTGTTTCAATGCAGTTGTAGAAATAGATTTGAGTGCTCCTGAAGAAGCTCCAATGTCTATATCATCTCCAATCTGAACCCATCCAGAATCTAAAGGAGTGGTTGCAGTTGGTGTAGCACCTGGTGTTGGAAATATACTTCCATAAACCCTTACTTTAGGAGTGCTAGTGTTGTCTGCATTCCTTACTTGTATAGTCATCTTTTCATATGCCGTAACATCTACAGGGTCTATAAGAGGCACAAAGGAACCACTGCTTGCTGCAATAGAAGCTGTAGCTCCATTTGTAACTTCTCTAACGTGTATTTTACTGTTTATCTTTTTGCTAGTTTCGGTATTTGCCATTAGTCAGCCCTCTTAGACTTCTTGAGTCCTTTAGGCTTTTTAGGCTTTGCCTTTGGTTTAGACTTTACTTCTTTCTTGGGCTTGGCTCTAGCAGGTTTGCTGCTAGATTTAGGCTGCCTGACGTGAGTCTTAAGCCCTGCACCAGTCTTGTGTTCAACGACTTCTTCAACATTTTCGAAGTCTCCACGAGCTTCAAGTCTTTCAATAAACTCGGCATCTTCGACTTCGATAATCTGCCCTGCGTTAACAAATAGCCTGCCCCCATGGCGCCTACCAACAGTAACGCCAGTGGAGTTGAGGTTCTTAAATTTAGCCATTTAAGATACCTCATCTAAGCTAAGTTCAAGTCAGTTATTTTTCCGCTTGTATTGAATCTCTTTACGATTAACTCACCAGCAGTGATGAAAGCAAATTGCTTTTTCATTGCGTTGGTTGTAACTAAGTTTTCACTTGCAATGTAAGTTGTTGGTGCTGCAATTCTTAATTCCATTGCAGTTCTGTCTAACAAGTAAATCTTAGATGCAGTGTCTTTGGTTACATGTTGTGATACGTAAATTGGTATTCCATCATAGTATCCTACACGAGTATCAAAGTTCAAACCACCTTCACCAGCTACTCCATTCAATGAAGCTGCTGCTTGGGCTCTAACATCAAACTGTCCTAGACTGTTTGATAGAGTTGTTAGTTTGCTCTTTAAGTTGTAAAGTGTATCATGTCCAGTTAAAAAGAACAAATCTTGATAGTTTGCTCCATTTTCTAAACAAGACCTAATCAATGTATCTAACTTGTCGATTGTAAGTGCTTCGGCTGTTCCTTCGGTTGAACCTTGGATACAAGCTGCTGGTTGCATCCATTCGGTGTAACCTGCTGCGCCTCTGTCTACTAAATACATATCTTCTATGTGATTTGCAATGTCACTGTCTGCTGCAACTGCTGTAGTAGAAGTGGTCATTTTATCAATAGATTCTAAGTTGTTGTTAGAGTCATCTTGTGCAACGGTTGCTGCATCTGATGTATTAACTGAAGCTAGTAATTGTTTATCTAGGTAGAAAGCGTGTGCTTCTCCGTTTTCTTTTCTCAAGAAAGCTGCTAGACCTTTGATTCCGTCATCTGCGTCAGCTAGTAACTCTGCTCTGGTTGTTGTGTCCCAGCGAGTAGAGATTTCTTTGATGGTTGCACTCATTTCTTTGAGTTCTGGGTGGTCTGCTGTTCCTAGTGCTGCACCTTCTGCAACTCCAGCAGTGTTTGCATGTCTTTGATACATGACTCTCCATCCAGATTGTGTCCAACCTGCTTTATCAAGAAGTTTAAATACTTCTGACCTTGTATTTAATTGATTAAATACAGATGCTCCGAACATTACATTGAAGTAGTCACCATCTGTGGTGTCCAATGTAGTGCCGTCTTTTGTTATGCCATATCTTTTTGAGATTCCTAGTGTCCCGCCGTAATAAGCGTTAACATAGTCCTCGAAACTTGTTGCTGTGCTCATATTTTTGTTTCCTCTCCTTTCATGTATGCAACTTCATCCAATGATTTGGAGAAGTTAAACCAATCGGTTTTTTCATTAACTGCGGGAGTGTCAGATTTTGGTGCAGGTGTTTTTCTGCGACCAGAATATACGTTAATTCCGTATTTCTTTAATGTTGTAATAGATTTATGTAAGTCTTCGGCTTTTTCGGCAACAGATTTCTCTTCATCTTCTGCTTCCTCTTCTTCCTCTTCTTCTTCGTGTTCAGCCTTTTCTTCTTCTTCCATCTTTTCTTCTTCTTCTTCTGGGGCTTCCTCTTCTTCTTCCTCTTCGTGTTCTGCTTTTTCTTCGCCTGCCATCTCTTCTAAATAGGCCATGACTTCCTTGAGTTTTCCTAGAGTTTGCTCCATGTCCTTGTAAAGCTCTTCGTGCTTATCAAGTTCTGCTATCGGTTCTTCGAGAGCCTCACTTTTTTCTGCCTCGACGACTTCTTCGTCCGCAGGTGCTTCGTGTGAGTCTCCACAAGTGCATTTGCTCATATGTGTATGTAATCCGTAAGGGCCTATATAAAAAACTGAAAATACTCGGGTTAATCTGCTGTAGGTAATTTAAACCCTGGTTTACCGACGGCAGTTCTTAATTTCATACCACTCGTAGTTCCTGTGGAACCGTCTGGTCTTTTGTATGGTTTACTATATTTACCTGGATTTCTCCAAAGCTCTGCACACCATGCACCTTCATCTCTAATTATCTTACGTGGGCCTGTAATTTTATTTCCTGTAAACCCACTTATTTTTCTTGCTGCTAACTTACAATTAGCCATCCATGTGCCGTCAGGTTGATTTGCTCCGCCACGTCGTGGTTTTTTATCATCATCATCAGGTTGTTTATTAATTATATTTAATATGTCATCTAAATGTTTATTGCTTTTTGAAACAATATCTGATACATTCTTTTTACTCCACATTTTACAAGACCAATATCTTGCCTTATGTTTTGGACCTGGGCTGTCACAATTATGTCTTGCTCTAAACTGTCTGCGTTTATCTGGGTCATCACGCTTTATATCCATGTTAGGGTCGCCAAACTTGACCTGAACAACATTGCCTTTTTCGTTTTTGACATAAACTCCAAACTTTTTCTTCTCTCCAGACAATCTACGTGGTTTGTTTAACTCTACTTTACGGCCTTGATACTCTGCTTTTACAACTCTTTTGTCTTCGTGACTGTCTAACACATCAAATTCAAATACTTCTACTGCACCATCATGCGGTTGATAATCACCTTCCATTAACATAGGCCCGTTTGTAGTTTGCATCCAGTGGTAACCTTTAGGCGGTTTCACTTTTACGGATTCTGCTTTAGATTTCTTTGTAGATTTAGGATGTTCTTTTGGTAATAAATCATAATCTGTAGTATATTTAGGATTAGATGGCTTACCAGAACTTAATAATTTTAAGAAAGCCTTAACTCTACCTAATGCCCATTGGTCTCTACTACTTACACTAGGTCTGTGGCTTGTTGAAAATGCACCTGCACCTCTACGGAATACTGCTTTTAATGCACCCATATTTGCTTTCTTACCTTTTGCATCACCTACTTTCTCATTATGTTCTTTAATATAATTTTTAAGTGTTTTGATATTGGCTTCACTAAGCTTGATTGCACCACGTTGACCGCTTGCAGAACCTTCTGGATTCTTATCGCTACCTCTGCGTCTTTCGCTAGGTTTTGCTGGCGTGCTAGGGTCATCTGCTTTACCTTTAGGAACACAATTTGGCACACGTTTGCCTCCTTCGTTTTTAAATCCTACCATTTCATAACCTGCCCAACATGGTTCAGCTTTAGCTTTTTGTTCTAAACTTTTACTCCAACTGTGACCAGAATCTCCACCCATCATCTTCCACATAATATATCCCTTACTAGGTCTTTTCTTATTATCAAAATTCTTACCTTGTGGGTCTACAGTCTCATGTCTTCTGTAATACTTGTGAATCTTCATTGCCATTGAGTAAGTTACAAATTGTTTATCTATTAAATGACGGTTTATTGCTTTTGTAACTTTACCGCCACCATATCCAAACTCTGCCCGTAGCTCTCTACCATATTTAGCTTCTTTCTTTACTCCTTTAGGTATTTTGTATTTATCTACTTTAGCTAATACATCATCAAGCGATTTACTGTATCTTCTTGCTTGTATGGCCCTTTCCTGCCTTATAGCTCCTGCTTTGCTATCATGGCAACCCAGAAGCCTTCGGTTCTTTTTAGCGTATAAACAGTATTTGCTGCCTTTACGTTCTATTATTTTTTCGACCATTCCTTCTATTTCATCCAATGTTACTTGAACTGAATTAGATTTAGCCATAGATACATCCGTGACTTTAGCCTCTGGGTTAGCTGGATTATCGCCAACCCAAGATACCGACCAAAGAGAAAGTTCGTTGATACGATTGTGGCAGTCGTTTTCTGAAAAACATACCTTCTCTTGGTTTGTGGCTTCGCCACGGATGCTGCTTGCACCTGTTGGCCCGTAATCTTTAATCTCTTTCCACACTTTATCATGCATTTTAATTTTGTTGTGGATTCCTATTCTAATCTTAACTTTACCGTCTTTAACTTTGTAAGCTAATGGCAGCCCGATTGGCATCTCTTCATGCCTATACGAATACACTCCGTAACGCATGTAAAAATCCATGGCTTCTTTGATGGTATCTGTAGGAACCATATCGCCTTGTTTATCGACGATAGGGGCGGAGATATAGGTCTCCATTACTCTGTCATTATACCACTCTGGTCGGTAGACTTTCCAACCAGTGTTACTTTCGTCTGCCACGCATTACATACAAAAACCACATATAAAAAAGAAAAAAATTACTCGGGTTACGAATTACATACGAAAAACAACTATTTTGTATGTAATGTGTCAACTTTACGAATTACATACATTATCTACGTTTTACCTTAACTGTTGCAGCACCAGGTAATTCATCATTAATTGCATTTTCTAAATGTTCTGCAAACTGATGTAAAACTTCTGTTTTTTCACTAAAAACAGCACCGCCCAAATATCGTCGAGGTTTAGTTCCTCTACGGTATATTTGTAACGCAACTGCGCCTATGTCATCAATGTTATTACTTCTTCCCCAGCTTTTCAGTTCACTACCTTTTCCATAAGGTGGCAAATATGGTTTTTTACCCGCACCAGGCCCAGTTCCAAATTCAACATGTGCCGCATATTTAACATTTGAACCTACTCTTTTTTCTAAATAATTATCAGTCATTTGAATGCTGTTCTGTAATCTACCTGTGTCTAATGCACCAGCAGGGTTTTGGTCCGTTCCTTTTCCATCTGGTTTTTTAAATCCTTGTGAAAGATTACTCATTGTTTTTTCTTGTATTTTCATAGCCACATCTGTAAGAGCATTGTCTAAAGCATCTTCAGCTACTACTCCAATACCGTTAAAAAATTGTTTAACTTGACGTTGCATGCGCATACGGACACGCAAGCCTCCTTTAGAACCGCCGATAGTGCCTGCTGCTGCGCCAGCTCCTCTTAAACCCATTATTTCTTATATAGTTTGACGTTTTCTATGTGGTCGTCGCCATACTTTTCTTTCCACTTCTTGTCTATGTATTTCTGCGCTTTTTCATAGTAATCTACACGTTGCTTGCGCTGTGCCGCAAGTATAGTTTGCCTATCTAAATTCTTCCATGCTCTTTCTGTCTCACACTCTCCACATAATCCATTAGCGGCTATGTGAACTGTCATTGCTCCTCTTAAACATTTTTTACATTGTTTGCTCATACTATCCTCACTAAAGATGTTCTTTGATTAGGATGCAATAAGGAATGTCCTCTTAAATTCATCCTATACTTAGAACCTACTTCTTGTTGTAACATAATTAAATCATTCAAATACATCCCATTACTTGGTTGCCGTCTAGCCAATTCTTGATGTGCAGGACATACTCTACTATCTTTACCTATTATTAATCCATACTTAAATTGACGACCCATGCGTTGTTCTGCTATTTTATAGCCTCTTAGTCTGCCTTCGTTTGCTATTTGAGTAATTTCAGTTCGTGCTATTCTTGTAAGTTTATAAGTTTCTCCGATTCCTACTTGACGCATGTTTTGAACAATCGTAGGAATACTACTGCCTTCTGCAATGCCTGCCATTATTGTTGCATTCATTTTTTCTACTAATATATTTTGAAATTGATTATAAGCGTTAAATAATGCACCTTCATTCTTTAGCAACCTAAGAACTTCTAAATCTTCAGGTTTCATATCTGGTGCTTTTGCAGCCGTCTTACTTATTCCTTTTATTTCACCATATGCTGAACTGTATCCATTTTTAAATGCAAAGTCCATGTCATCTATAATCGCATCACGCATACGCTTTGCTAACATAATTGCAATATCATCAACTTGTGCACGTAATGCGTCGTAAGTTCTTATTTTTTCAAGTTGTTTAAGTTCTTGTATAAGGATTCCTCTGAGCTCTCTAGCTGCTGATTCCATATATCCAGATGTTCTTTTTGCTCCTCGGCCTCCA